ACAGCCCGTGGACTGTAGAGATTTGACCCGCCCCTCCCCTTCTGTTTCCGAAGCCGCCGTCTTCTCGCGCGGTCTTCCGGCTGTGCTCGGTACGGAGCATGGGGACCAGGTCGTACTTCAGATGATCAGGCTCAACCTGCTGGTCATACGCCGGCCGATGGTCGATGTCCCACTTGTGCCACTCCGATCTCGGGATGCCGTGCTGCAGGAGGATCCTGGAACGGATGCGCCGCCACTGCCGACCGTAACCGCGTTGTGCCGAAGATCGGCGGGTGTCCGGACGCACTGACGCTGACTCTGCAGCGTGAGCCTCGCAGTAGTCGGCATGAGTGAGGGCAGGACAATTGGGGTATTTGCATGGTTTGGCCGGTCTGTGTGGCAGCGCTCCCCTCCCAGGGCGCACCTTCAATCGGTGCTGTTCACTTCAGTAGTAGCGCCGGGTGGCTCAGATTCGCAAGGGATTTCAGCCATCTCGTCAAGAAACAGTCCAGATATGGACGGTTCCAGTTTTTCGCGCGTAGTGAAGGTCAGATTGCATGTCTTGCAGCGCCGCCAGCGTTTGTTGAATCCTGCAATCTTTCGCTTACCTGTGACGGTGGACTCACCGCCGCAACGTGGACATCTGACGCCTTTGTCTTCCATGCTCACTCCGATGATGGCGCCCTGCGCGTCCACTACGCGCAAGGGGCGCCCGTCTTCCACGGGAGACTGTCCAGAAGTTCAAGGCCTTCCCGTTCTTTCTTTCCCTTACTATCAGTATCTATCTGACCGGAAGCAGATTGCCGCTCATAGGCACCGGAAGCAGATTGCCGCTCATAGGCACCGGAAGCAGATTGCCGGTCTAAATCCTCGTTGTCGTTTAGACCGGAAGCAGATTGCCGGTCTAAATCCTCCACCAGCCGCTCAATGACCAGGTTAAGGTTGTCGTCCATCGCCTGGTCAAGAGCCCCGGCGACTCGGCACCAGACCGGTGACCGGCGCACGTACCGGTTCGATCCGCGCTCTCGTCCGAGCGCAACCGTCTTGCGGAGGAGACAGCCGGACTCCTCAAGCTTGTCCAAACGCTGTCGCAGCGAGCGCTCCCCGATGTGTAGCGACGGCATGTTGTCCAGGACAAAACCGGTGTCAAATCGAACCATGCCGTCACGCTTCAGGCGATTGACCGTTGGGTTCTCGCTGCGCTCGAGGTGTTCTATCAGCCCCATCAAGAGACCGTCAACAGCATCGAGATGGCGAACCGGTTCCGGCTCCTTGCCGGTGACCTTGTGAAGCTCGTTACTCACTGTCTGCGCCTGCACCCAGCGCCTGGACATCGTCTCGAGAGTCGCGAAATCGCCCGATACGTAGCGTCTCAAAGGTTCGCCTCCCTGAATAGCTCACCCAACCTGCCGGCGGTCTCCTGCAGCTGCTTCGCGCTGGAGATTGCGCCATTGAGAGCAACGCTGAGTTCTCTGCTCACGCCGGACCGGATCTCCTCGATCCGAGGCCTCGCCTGGTAACGTGCGCCATTGGCGTATTCTCTGGGACTGATTCCGGCCTGTTCGAGCGCCTCTTTGATCTCCTGTAGGCCAGCGATCTCTTTTGCCAGCCGCTCATTCTCTCTCTCTGCCTCCGTCACCCGCCCTTTGATTTCCTCGCGCAGCGCCTTTCCCACCCTCTCGCCCAGCCTCCGGTCGAGTTCTCGGTTCTCAAGCCATTTGGTCCAGAACTGGACGCTTGACTCTGAGTCGTTCCACCTCGGATACGCAGAGATCACCGCCCGACTCATCAGCACGTACTTGTAGAGGGCTGACGGCTCATCGATCTCCCGGTGCTGGGCCTTCCGTTTGGTGAATAGCCGGGAGCCTGTTTTCGCGGGGATCAATAGCCCGCACTGCTCCGGAACCTCGTCGGGATCGCACACGCCGGGCGCACAGACCAGGTAGAGCTGATTGCACAGATCCAGGTATGCCGGGAGCTTCGTATCACGCAGGAAATCTGACCGGCTCACCTTGATTTCGTAGCCAGTAGTCAGCGGGTGCGCCCACGATCGCTTCATGGCCCACGCATCAAGACGGACGTGGGAGCCGAATTGTGTGGCGCCGTCCTTGCACTCAGGGACAAACACATCGTTCGTGTGGCGACGTTCGATCATCAGTAGGATTTGATTTGCTATCACAATCTCCCCCTGAATAGCTCGTGCTGATCCGCCGCTACGTTTGGCGAGATCCACAGACATTCTTCTCGCTCGTGCCCGCCATCGGCTCGAGCCGTCTTCGTTGCAACGCTCCAGTCTCCCAAGAGATCCTCGTACAGCTCGGACCGGTAGCCTGAAAGCACGACCATCCCGTCAATCGCCTGGAGCGTCTCAAGCAGCTTGACGTGGTCATCGTTCGTCAGGTTGTAGCGGTAGCTTCGCCAACCGCCCTCTGCCTCGCCCTGTGTCCGGATTGAGGACCTGGTGTCTATCACATAGGGAGGGTCAACGTAGAACAGCGTCCTTGGTGAATCGTGCTGATTGATGACCTCGAGGGCCGGTCTGCACTCGATCACAACGCCGCGCAGTCTCTCGACGTAGGAGCCGATAAGATCCGGAAAGTCCCTCCAGATCGCTGCCTCGTTCCGTCGCTGAGCCCAGCAGCGCGAGCGGAAACCGGTCATTCCGCGGCGCAGGCCGGTCGTGCCATGGCTCATCGTCATGCGGACGATCATTCTCCTGGCACGCTCAACCGGATTTGCTACCTGGTCGTAGGAATCAAGGAACTCGGTGCGAGAATAGGGCGTCAGGAACAGCAACTGCTCGAGTCGCGCAGCCATGGCCGGATCCCGGAGTACTCGAAAGACGTTTACCACCTCGTCGTCGAGATCGTTGTAGACCTCGGCTTCGCTGCGAGGCTTTCGCATGAGCACGGATCCGGCGCCGCCAAACGGCTCAACATAGATCTCATGCTTAGGCAGATGCGAGATGATCCAGGGCGCGAGCCGCCATTTGCCGCCGTGGTAGCGGAGGACCGGGCGGCGCGGTTGCTCTGTCTGTGTTGTCTGTGTCACGGCCCCTCCCTGCCGATGGTGGTCATATCCCTGGTGCTATCTGCTCGACCTCTTGCAGTGCTTCGATATAGTCAAGCCCGCCGAGCGCATTGAAGCAGTCGTCACAGACCCACTGGTTATCTCCGACATAGTGCAGCGTGGCAGATCGTGTTCGACAAGAATCGCACCTTCCTGCGGAACTCAAGGCGAACGCAGGATTCAACGGTGCGCGCGGCGGCAGGCTTCCCATACGCTACGGCTGGTCGGTGTCAGTCACCGACCTGTTCCTCTGCTGCGAGTTCTGCCTGGACCTCGGCGGCCACGGCTTTCTCGACGTCGACCCGAACGGCGTCCAGGTCGATTCCGTTCGACTCCAAGAGTTGGGTAAAGATGCGCGGGCACTTGTCGCGATCGAACTGTAGCCTGTCTTCATACTGGACCAGGGAGCACTCCATCAGGACCAGCTGAATCTCCGAATCTGAAAGCGACTTGATCATCCCGTCGATGACCGTGTCCCAATTGTCACGGTCCGGATCATCGTCGACGCCATGCCTCTTGAGTATGTCCGTGGCATTCCAGTCCAGCGCGTCGAGGAACGCGGCGGCGACGCATTCAAGGCGCGCCCGGTCCAGGCCTGGCTTTTCGGCGCAACGCGTGCTCTCTGCGTTCCATAGTCGGAGAGTGATATCTCTCGCCATGGCGAGAGCTGCTTTTCGCGCAATCTCACTTTGCTTGTAGGCCTCGCGCTCCTCATCGGTCAGGCGCTCGCGCCAGCCGCGGGGCTCATCGTTTGTGGTGACCCAGCGCGTCGATCCGATACCCGGCCCCGCCACAACAATCGCCAGTTGGGCGCCGGCATCGGTTTCCTCACAATTGTGGTATTTCCACGCCGGAACCGCACCGTCTGGACAGCTGCTATATCCGTCGCAGATCAAGAGTGGATCCGCACCTTCCGACTGCAGACGCGCCAGAACGTCCTCCAGGTAAGCCTGCTGCTTCGCAGTGAAACAGTCGCCGTCCAGGCAAAAGTCCTCTTTGGCGACGTCGTCAAAGAGTGCCGGCTCGTAGCCCGTTCGCTTCGGACACTCAGCGCATGGCAGAGCACCGTCAACGAGACCGGGGTCCTCACGGTTGAACGAAGCCTCGTTCAGATCCAGGTAGATGCTGTCCCGGATGTAGTTCTCGAGGTCTCTGAGCTTCCACCAATCCTGATTCGCCTTGAGCGCTTTCTTCTGCGCCGGAATGGGTAGTCTCGCAATCAACAACGCGGCTGATACCGAAAGCTCCTCGGATATCAGGGCTTCCTGGCCCTTGTCTACCAGGTCCATCAGTTTCAGCCTGCCATAGACGTATGACTTCGATTTGCCGATCTCCGCGGCCAGTTCCCCGACATCGTGGGTTCCGAGCTCCTCGAGGCGCTTGTAGCCTGTCGCCTCATCCAGCGGGTGGACATTCTCCCGCTGCAGGTTCTCGATCACTTGGATCCGGATCACCTGGGCGTCGTCGAGTTCCCGCACGATGCACGGCAGCGTATCGGCGCCGGCAATCCTCGAGGCACGCCACCGGCGCTCGCCCGCCACCATCTGATAGCAGTCGGCTCCGTCCAGCGGCCTGACGATTGCCGGCTCGTGCACGCCGGTCTCCTTGATCGACTGCGCGAGCTCGTTCAGAGAAGTCTCGTCGAATCCCCCGACCTTCCGGTTTCCCGGGAACGGCTCGATCTGGTCCAGTTCGATGTCTCGAATGATTGTCTGTTCGGTCACGTGTTTATCTCCTTTCCTCGGCGGGCTCGGCATTCTCCAGGAGTGTCTGAACATCAGTGCCGTCTTCCTGTCGATATCCCTCTACACCATGGAGGGCAAGGAACGGCGCGACTCGATTCAGTTCTTTCCCCAGCCGCTCTTTCTCGGCCTTGATCGTGACCCTTTCATCCACCAACCGGTCTATCGTGGCCTGTAGTCGATCGCGGTGCTCTCGATCGATGCGCGCTGCGTTCGCCTTGTCGGTTTCTACACGCTCGTAATCAGAAGCCAGCCGGTAGATGCCGTCTGGTCGTTCCTCGATGTGCGAGCCGATGACCTTCGTACAATCGTCGTTCCAAGTGGTGACGACCCCGAAGCGCCTCACTGGTTCGTGAGGGCTCATGCACTTTTTGCACACCATCCGCCGCTTGTGGCCGACAAACTGTTTGCCGCACTCGCAGCATGTCTGCTGATACATCCCGTTCTCGCCGGGCCAGTCTTCAGGATAGTCGTGTTCCGTCGGATCCCTTCCGAGTAGGTCGTTCATGAATAGTCTCCTCCTCGCCCGAATGTCCCGGCAATACCGCATGAATTGGCGATCGCTCACGCTTGCCTCGCTTCACGGAACTCCGGCAGGGTCAGAAACTCCCGGAATGTCAGGTCCTGGAAGGAGTCTCTGACATTGAGAAAGGCTATGTACCGTCGTTCCCCCCGCGTGTACCGTATTTCGCGGTGACTTCTCATGGCGGCAGTTCTGCCAGCATCTGTGCATCGGTAGTAGTCGTAGGCGTTGTTGGCGTCAGCTTCGCGGTAGCGCTCAACGAGGCCGGCGCTCTCCATCTCTACAAACTTAGCATCGCCAGGATTCACGGCCGCGTAGTTGCGGTACGGCCTCGGCGCGCGATCCCATGGTGTGTTGATCCCGAGCATGTGACGCAGCGTGTGGAGTTGCGCGTCTGTTGGGTTACTCGCCATTACGCCCATCCTTTCCCCGGTCGAAGCACTCAATCATCGCCACGGCGACGGCGGCAACCTGAACGAGTTCTTCTCGATAGTCTTGCCAGGTCTTCTTGCCTCCGATTTCGCCCATCGCATGACAGCAGGCTTGGCACGATTCTCCATACTCTTCACCGAGAACGGTCAGGTAATGGGTAGGATGATGGTTCTGTTCCCCCCACCTCTCGTCCTGTCTTGTCCTCTCGGTCAGCACCTCATCCAGCACCGTCATCGTTATTTCAATGTCACTCATGGGGATCAGACTCCAACCATTGGCATGATCACGGCTGTTCGATGGTATCCTCGGTGGTCAGCATCGAACCTCACGGCACTGCTCAAATACTCGATCCCATCAACGGGCCTCTGCCTCTTCTCTTCCCAGCACACCGCGTATGTAATTGATGCGTTGCAGATATCGAAGACGAAGGGAAGGTTCAGCAGCACGCGAGCAGCGATGAACAGCTTGGCAATCTGCATACTCACGGGGTGCGTGCAGTTTTGACGATACCGGCCCGCCTCGAATGTGAATTGTGCGGGCGTGAGGTCTGGAACGACCTTCCGCCATTTCGGGTATGTACCGCCGGCCTGCTTGATGAACGCATACCCGCTTTTGGTCTTCTCGACGATCCAGGTTCCATCTTCGGGGATACCGTCTGTGCCGTCCTCGGATGCTGGTATCGATGCAAGGTGCAACCGCCGGCCATCGGCCCCGACCAGCTTGATGACCTTCTTCCGCTTCTCGCTCGTGCGTTCAACGTGAACGCCGTTCATGAAATACCGGGTTTCGTCGATACTGACTGCGGGGAGTACGAACCTGAGCGCATCGTACACAGCGCCCATCTTCGTCTTCTCCACAAACCCGATTGTAGGTTTCACTTCATTCATGGTTATTCCTCCGGATTCTCCACATACAACAACGGATTCAGCCGCTCCCCGGATGGTCCGATGACCTCGAAATGCAAATGGGCGCCGGTGCACTTCCCGGTATCTCCGATGCGTCCGATCACCTCACCCGCGCGCACGGCATCGTCGGTATGTACACGGGTCCAACTCATGTGCGCATACAGCGTCCGCGCCCCGTCGGCGTGTTCGATCTCGACCATGCCACCATAGACGTCGTGGCCTTGGTAGACTCCACCGCCCGGCGATGGAGTACCAGGTGGCGGCCAGTGGATAACGACCACGCCGTCGGCGACCGCTACGACTTGAGCCCTCCATACTGCCGCGATATCCAGGCCCTGGTGGAACATCTCGACGTGCAGCAACGGCGAGATGCGGTGTCCGAACGGGCTCGTCAGCACCCGATAGTCGCTCGCCGCGATCGGGAACCGCCATTCCGGTCCGTCTGCTACGACCTGTGGTATCGGCACCTCAGCGCCACCTGTCCCCGGCTCTGCCTCGCTCTGAATCTGTTCTCGCAGATCCTCGATCTCCCGCATCAATCCGGCCCGTTCAGCGCCGTAGAACATGAGCATGGCGAACATCAGCAGAACACACGCCGCCAATCCATACATGAACCAATCCTGTAGAGTCCGCTCTCGTCTCATGTGCTTATCCCTTCTCGATCCTGTGCATCATCTGCAAAACAACGCGCCACGCTTCCTGGGACTCGGTGCCGGGCTCGTCGGTATCCCTGCAGTGCTGGAGCTCGGTCTTCAGCTGGCTCCACCGATCCTTCCATATCATCGCCTCTTCAGACCACCGGCAGAGTCGTGTCTGCAGCGTCGTGATCTTGTTCTTGAGGCTCATGACCGCTCCTGCTGATTCCAGCGTTCGTGGGCTTCGTGGTTGGTGATTCCCTGGGCGCCGCGGTGCCTGCACCCCATGCACTCGCACCACCAGGCCCCATCCAGTCGGATTGTCTGCACGCTCGTGCATCCGCAATCGGGGCACGGGCTGAGCAGGTGGCTACTCGGCGGCTGCTTCTGCGTCGCTGTTGCTTGCATATCGATCCTCCTGATAGCGGGGGCCGGACTCGAACCGGCGACCTCCAGGTTATGAGCCTGGCGAGCTACCGCTGCTCTACCCCACGATGCGCATCAGCTTCGCCGTAGCCGTTTACGTAGATTGCGCCGTTGGTTTTTCGTCAATCCCAGAGAAGACCGTATGCGCGTGAGCTGTTTGCCCACCTGCGACCTGTGGTCATTGAGGCTGACCTGTTTTTCAGCCCGTTGCTTTTCGGTCATCGCATCCGGATCAACTTCGACGAGAGCATCAAGCCCAAGTTCCTTGCGTAACGCGTCCGGATCCCCTTCGTACACTCGCCCGGTGTTCACATCCATCAACATCTCCTTCCCGCGTCCTCAGATCGCGGCCCCTATGAAATAACGCCCGGCTTTAGCACCACCGTCCACCGTGGACCAGGCATGAGCGCGTCCATCCCCGGGTTACTGAGCCCGGACTCATCCACACCGGGGAAAGGAGGTCGAAAAACCCAGTGTGTTTGGGAGCAACCGGAATCGAACCGGCCTCGGCATTTTGCAGCGAACCGTTGGGAATTGTCCGCGGCGGGGGAACTGGGAAATGCCGAGCGCATCCGTCACTGCGTGCCCCCGATTGCTATTTGCTCTCCGAGCAGGCTGCCGACGACGTCCTCCCAGTTGTCATCCGTCGCAGCGCCTGCCTCGAGTTGATCTATGACTACGGTTGCGCCTGGTTTGCCTGTTCGCCCGTGATACCACTTGCTCGATACCAGCTGGCACACCTGGCGATCGTCCTTCCAGACGCCGTAATCGCTGAGAGCGTCCATCACCGCCTTGTCCAGGTTGTCGATGTCCGGCACGTTCACATGCGGCACCAGGCCGTAGGGCGAGCTCGGGCGCAGTAACCGTTGCGGCCGCGGCAACAGGTAGAGGATCCGCAGCCGGATCGGTCCGGTGAGTTCGCGCGGAACCTTCAGGAATGCCGCGGTTCCGATGATGAGCGCCTTCCACGGCCGGGACTTCCCGTTGTCCATGACCGAGGCTTTGCCGTTCGGGCGCACGAATGCCCGGGGGCGGGGCTGAGCAACCGGATCCCCGGATACTTCGATGCAAGCGACACGGATCCAGCTCATGAACCGAGGACCTCTCTGCAGCGTCGCTCGAAGGCGTCCTTGAATTGGTGACCGTAGAGCGGCGGATTCGCCATGATCTCCTCAGCGATCGCCAGCTTGATCGCGTCATAGGTGAATGACGCCCTGATGTTCCGCCGGATCTTCTTCGGGTCTCCGAGCAGCTTCAGCTCACTCTTCGATCGGAGGACCATGTCGATCCTGCTTTCAACGCTCAGGGAAGCCCCGATGATCTGATCAGTGACACGGACCGTCTGTTCCGGTGTCAGGGTGATTTCGGGATTGTTCATGCGGACCTCCGGGTGTCTCGATGCTTGCGGAACCACTCAGCCTCATGGACATGCAGCGGCACCGAGTACCACTCCTCGCACACTCCGACTGACCAGGCGGCGGCGTGGCCGGGGATCTCACTCTCTCCGAAGTTCGGGAGCGCCCACCGATGAGTGCGTGCCCAGCGCTCCGACCGGTGGAGGTACCGCGCGGCTACTTCCGGGATTGTGAACACCTGGCGAGTAGTCGCGTGTTCGATGCGCTTGGTGCGTTCGTCGATCTCTGCGATCATCTGCAGAACGCCGGCAATGGTCCGGCCAATCTGTTCGCTCGACGCAATGGCCGTAGAATCCAATTCTTGTGAGCTCACTGGTTCGCTCCATTCGCATGATTAGAGGGGCTCAGGGGCTCCTGTGCCCCTGTTCCGCGCTTCCGCTTGCGTTCGCGGTACTCGTCGTCGCTCAAGTCCAGATGCTTCTTCTTGTAGCCGTTCTGATTCAGATAGATTCGGATCGCTTTCCGGATGATGTACTGGGCCCCTGTCTGGTTGCCGAACGCCTGGCCGTCGGCCTTGGCCTTATCAACAGTCGCCGCATACAATGCATCGGATATCGTCAGCTTCACGGTATGGCTCATTCGGCTATCTCCACCATTCGCGTTGAGCGGTCTGCCGGCGTGTTGTACCAGAGCTGATGACCGCCCCGGATGTGGGTGACGCACTCGTCCAGGGTCTTTCCGTCGCATGGCTCAATCTGTCCGGACCGCTCCATAGCCTTTCGCACCAGTCGATCAAGGACGGTGCCTGCCAGGGGATCGCGTATCGCTGTCATCGGATGTACACCTCGCAGAGCATGTCGATGCATGCGTCGCGCTCTTCCTTGGTTGCCGTGAAGTGAAAGGCTTCGTATTGGCCGTGCTCATCCAGCCAGGCGTCTATCCGCCGTCGTGTCTTCGCCGCGTGGAACAGCCACGTCTCGAACTCGCTCCACGGCTTGATCTTCGCCAGGGCTTCGGCCCCGATGCGATACCGTGCATACGGATCGCCGAAGCTATTCAGGATCCCGACCACTCGGAGCAGCTTCGTCATCCGCGGAGCCGAGATCATCGGTTGGAACGCCTTGCCCAGGATCGACTTGGCGTAGTAGTTGTCCGCGCCCTTCATCCGGCGGTTGCCTGCATCCAGTGCTTTCTTCAGATCCTCCCGGAGTTGCCGATCTCGCTCCTCGCTCTCCGATCGAACCAGCTGCACGCCGGCGGCCAACGTATCCAACTGCTTTGCGATCGCTCGCTCGTTCATGACCTGCCGCAGCGATTCCTGCTGCTCAGGGCTCAACTGCTCGATCTGCATCAGTACGTCGTCCGCCAGGACGAGTTGCGTTTGGTCGCTCACGCGTCCTCCATGAACTTCTGCCGCATCGCCTGGAGCCAGTTCTCCACGAGTTCCAGCAGCCCGGCCATGTCCTGCCGGATGGCCTCCACCGTTCCCGGGCGGAACTGGAGCGCAGCGACCTGCATACACTCGCGGGTGAAGAACTCCCGGCTCCGCACCAGGACATCCGTCGCCACTCGCAGCGATTCGCTGTCCTTGAAGAGGTCCTGCTTCCGCTTCTCCAGCTCGTGCAGGTCTTTGAGTGCTTTCTCGACGGTGGCTTTGTCCGCCTTCAGCTTCCGCAGGTCCTCGAGCTCGGTCGCGGTGCCGGCGTTCTGCTTCTGTAGCCTGGAGATCTCGGATTCCTTCTCGCTCAGGTTGGCGGAGAGGTTCTCGATCTCTCCCTGGCGGCGCCGCGACTCGTCCTTGATGTCGGTGAGTTCCTTCTCCAGGTCGGGATCGTTGTTGTAGACATCTTCAGGACCAGGTTCCCACATGGTGGGCTCCCCGGATGTTGTCGGGGCGGGATGCTGCGCGGTCGGGGCCTCGTCTTTCGGTTCCGCCAAGAGAGCGACTGCTTCTCGAACCGATGTCGCATCCAAATGCGCAACGCGTTTCGTATTTGCCGCCACGCGCATGTAGTTCTGAGCCATCCGTGGTGCAAAAGTCAGGTTCTTTTTGATCCAGGGGAACCACTCGCCGTGCGCAAGCCGAGCCTTTGCTCTCTTGAGAATCTCACCGATCTGGATCGCACGCTTGATCATGCGTTGAGCGTCGCCGGCGAGCAGCGCGTGCTCGTTGTTGGCCGCGTTCGCCAGGTCATCGAGCGATGCGGGTGCGATTGCAATGTTCACGCGGCCGCCCCGGATGCTGGTTGAAAAGCCGTCCCTCCCGGCGCATGATGGGAAGCGCTACACAACACCACCATGACCAGGAGGGACGGAATGGATGACAGAGAGATCGAACTTGACTTCGACGACCCGCGGACATTTGCCGCGGCACAGCTTGCCGCGGCGACATTTACGGCACTACCGGAGCGTGCCCGCATTGAGTACTGGGAAAAGAGCGAGAACCAGCAAGACCCGTTGCGGTTATATCTGTATAGGATCCTCCAGTTCGCCCTGAAGATCACGACGGAGACTCCGCAGCGCGGGGACTTCCCGCACTGACCCGGACCGTCACACTGAAAACGTAGGGATTGTCTCCCCACGTATAGCGCTCCACCGTCACGGGGTCCAGCCCTGCATCTCGCAGCGAGCCTTTAATCGTCTGGACGACCTCTGCGTATCCGGCCCGTAGGTCCCGAAGAGCCTGAAAGGCGTCCTCGACCGAGCGAATCTCCTCGTTTGCATTGACTTCCGCCGGCAGCGGGCTTGCGAACTCGCCACCCAGGCTGATTGGGTCCAACAGCTCCTTGCGATGCGTGTTGAGTGTTACCGTGAGCCCGAGACCTTCCAGAACCGCGACCGCAGTCCTCTCGATTGTTTTCCTGGCGGCGGCCGCCGCTTGAACGCGTTCCATCAGCGCTTCTGTCTTCATTGGAAGACTCCTATCTATTCATCTGGATGATTTGCTCGTGCCGTTCGCGAGCGAGCTTCTCTATGATCGCCGCCTTGACCCAACCGCCCTTGAAGTGGTGCCCTTTCTCCATTGCCAAATCGAACGCACGGCGCTCTTCGGGTGAAAAAGGAACGCGCACCGTTAGCTCTTGGCTTTCTTTACTGGTTTGTGTTTCGTTCATGGTTCTCAGACTACCTCATATGACGCCGCTTGTCAATAACTTTTCAGGCTTATTGTTGCGTTTGTGGTATCGTTGCACTATTATTTACTATAAACGTGGTACTGGGAGGGTCTGCGAGGATGAGTGAATCCGTTTTTGAGGCGGGTGAAAGACAGGCTGAATGATCTCGACAAGCATCTGTCAGAGTCTTTGTGCCAAATACTGCCTATTCAGAACGGCACACAGGCACAAACCGGGTGATTGAGCCTACCTCAATACGCCCGGTCCGGAAGCGGTTTGGTATCGTTGATACCAACTACTCGAGGAGTTCCTTCACGGTCAGCGCCGTGAGGATTCCGATTGCGACGCGATACACCCACCGCTCAATCTGCAGGCGCCGGATCTCCTCCGCCTGGGTCTGCAGAGTTGTCTGGACATATGTCTGATAGGCTTGCTGCGAGGTCCGCAATTCGGTCAGCGAGTCCGCCGAGCTCGCCGCTTCGCTCTCTAAGTCGGCCAATTGTGTCGAGTGCTGATCCAAGGTCTGTGTCGAGTCGCTGCGCAAGCTCGATAGATTCTCCTCGAGCATCAGCAAGTCCGAGTCGAACCCTTTCGATAGCCTGCTCAGCTCGGTCGAGATCTCGATCAACGCTTCCTGCAAGCTCTGACTCGGTGTCAGGGTCGTAACCGTCAGCAGTAACACGAGCATCAGCAATGCTTTTCGCATGATACCTCCCGAGTGCGTAGCCGACGGCGCCCCCGGTGAAAAAGGCGCCGATGGCGATCTTGATTGCGGTCCCCGGTTTCACTGTCCGATACTCGCCTTGAGCCGTGCGAGGATCACGTCCTTGAGAAACTTCCACAGGTAGCCGGCGACCGCGGCGTAGAGGAAGCTGTAGAGGACGATGTGGTACCACTCGGGCTTGCCCAACGACAAGCTGATCGGCCACCCGGCGGCTGCGCCGAGTACCAGCGGAATCACCACGTACCACCCCTTGAACCGGTCCGTTCGGTCAAAGCTCTTGATGAGCTCCGTTGCCAGGACGATCGCAATCACGATCCCCACGTGCGGTAGTAACTGTGCCAGTGACATAATCCCTCCCATGTGTTCTCAATATCCTGTAGCGAACTGCCAATGCATTCCGTCATAAGGCCACGCCGGATTGAGGCTCGGCCAATCGCCGCCCCACGACGCCCCGGAGGCTTCAAACGCCTCGATCAGTTCGGTCGGTTGCGTGGGGAACTCGCCGAACGCCCCGAGGTGCGGGTTAATATCGATCGCCGCCCCCCACGAGTGGATGCTGTATTTGTGTTTTGCCCCGGTCTGCAGCCGGACGTGAAATAGACCGCCGAACCGATCCCATGCATTTGCCTCAATCGCGGCCCGGCCCACAGCGTCCCGGAACGTTTCGAGTGCTCCGATCATCGCTGCCGAGCACTTACGGTGCACCTGGACGTGTCCGATCGGCGGATCATGTGGTCTCCAGGACAGCCTCATCGGATAAGGCAACCTGGCAATCATGATGTTGTGCGCCTTCCACTGTTCGTCGGGCGAGAAGTCGCCATCTACGTCCGGGTCTCCGTAGAACTCGATGATCTCTGCAAGCCCATCCGGCAAGCTCATCATCGTTGCCCGGCTACCGCCGAGGCCCGGTGTCAGTTCGTGTGTGTCGCTCATTCTGTGCACCTCCCGTTGAGACATTCACTTGCGTAGCAGAAGAACGGCACGAGCGCGTCGACGAGATCCCGGTGGAACTCTGGCTGCAGCAGCACATCAACAAACTCGGCTTGACTGACGATGCGTTTGCGGATGGTGACGATGGTGTCATGAGCCACGCTGTCGTACTCTGAATTGATCACGTTGCGCACGCTGTCGATCACGCGCGGAACCACCATAGAGCGCACATAGGAATCGAGGCTCTTGCCGATGAACTCGAGGCTCGTGATGTGGTCCTCGATGATCTTCTGGACCGAGTTGCTCCCGTTGCCCAGGCTCGTTGCGTTACGGATCACGGCGCGGGCGAAGCGACTATCTTCCAAGTTGGTCATGTCTCCGTGAGCCACGCCCTTCGTTTTCACGAGCTTCAGATATCGACCGTAAATCAGGCTGTGTATCTGACCGATATGATCCGGGACGTATTTCAGTGCCCGCCCCAGCGGAGTCGGTGAGCGTCCCTCGCCGTGGATCACGATGCTGTGACTGCCGATGCCCACCGATCCGCCGCGCTTGAGCAGCGCCCACGTGATGATGGCGACCAGAGGTACGGCTGTTGCAAATATGATGATCCATCCCCACTGTGGCATCGTTCCCTCCCAAGTTTCGTGTTGCTATGTTCTCCATCTACCGATGACGGTGAGATTCGCCAAAATGGTTCTGACCGCAGCGTCGGAGGTCCCCCGAGCTACACCCCATCGGACATAGCTCGTGGTGATCGTTTGCGTCATCGGGATATACATCCCCGACGTTGCAGCGCAGGGATTCCCACTAACGGAATCGATTGATACGAATGTCTTCGGATAATTCCATGTCTGAGCTTGTCCGTTCCAATAGATAGCCCCCCAAGGGGTCGTCGATGCGCTTGAGACGGAAACGCTGCCGGATCGGCAGATCATCGTCCCGTCCGCACATCGTTTCCACTCCCCGTCGCTGTTGCTGCCGTGGTTGGCCCACGGTTGCACGCAATGCCAGGTCGTTCCATCACACCAGTAGGTGGCAATGTCTCCCTGCGACTCCAAGGTCAGCGAGTCCGGCAGGCCATCTACGATATTCGAGCCGGAGTCCGACTTCACAAACCCGATCGTGATGTTCTCGTGCAGGCTCGCCGCCGGCATTGCGCCGCTCACCGTCACGTCACCACTCGTGGTATCGATCACGTAGATCAGATCGTGGACAGTGTTCCTAACCGTGAAGTCGGCGGTCTTGTTGATGATCCGCGGCTTCACGTCTTCGGCGTCGACGTAGTCTCCGACCGTCTCATAGTAGAAGTAGAGCGGACCGCCGAGCGTTGCTTCATGATAGGCGCTGTTCAGGATCGTGACGGTCTGATAGACCGGGTTTCCGGCTTCGGCCGTGAGATCGGTGTCCTCGTCGCCGACCGAGTAGTCGGTCCCCTCGGTGAGTTTCGTTCCGCCCTTCGCTGCGGCGGTATAGATCTCGATCTTGTGCCCGGTGTGGTTGTAGAGAGTATCGTGCAGCAAATGCACCGGGTTGGCGTCGATCCCGTAGACCGGCTCGTCCGAGATCAAAACTCCTGCACTATTCCAATTCAACAGTCCCATCTTTTCCTCCTCAATACCGAATCATTGGCCACATCGTGACGTTATCCGGACGCTCTTCGCTCGCCCCGCCGGACGTGGGGTCCCCGGACGTCTTCGTCCCGAGATCCGTGCTGCTGGTGTCGACGGCTTCAGGCGGAGTATACGAGGTTGTCTGTTTCTGGACCTGAATCCCAGCGTGGTTGACGCCATCACCTCTGATGATCTCGTGATCGTGCGAGCCTATCACCGTCTGATGTAGGTGGTTCCGTACCGCGTTCCCCTGGTACTCGCCGGACTTCCTGGAGCCACCCATTCCGCGAGTGAATCGGCCGACCAGGTCCGGCAGGACAGCCTTGTCAGAGTCGGCGTGATAGTACGGGTGTGACGTGTCTGCGCCGGCCTCGGTCTTGAGCATCGCGACGAGCTCGACATAACGCGGGTCGTTACTGGTGATCACGCTCCCGTCACAGAGCAGATGCTGAGGAACGTCGCGATGCGGAAACCACCCAAACCGACCGACCCCTCCGGAGATCCGGTCATAGAGCCACTGCAGGCCATCCTCGATGCGGTTGAACTCGTCCGGGGTGACCGCTCGGTATGGTGTCCAGGTGATCGTTTCAACAGCCATTCACACCTCAATACATGATGAGCGGGTAGAGCGTAACATTATCCGGTCTGCTCTCTGTCGCTCCGCCAGACGTCGGATTCCCGGATGTCTTCGTCCCCAGATCCGTGCTGCTGGTGTCGACGGCTTCAGGCGGAGTATACGAGGTTGTCTGTTTCTGGACCTGAATCCCAGCGTGGCCGACGCCATCACCTCTGATGATCTCGTGATCGTGCGAGCCTATCACCGTCTGATGCAGGTGATTTCGTAGCGCGTTCCCCTGGTACTCGCCGGACTTCCGACCGGACATCATGCCCCGGATGAATACTGAATCAAGATCCGGAACCTTGGCCTTGTCCTGGTCGGCGTGATAGTACGGGTGAGTGGAGTCACCGCCGGCTTCTGCCTTGAGATGGTTCACCAGCTCGGTGTACTCCGGCTCCGATGTTTTGCTGATCGTCGCGCCGTTGCATAGCAGATGCCGATCAGCGCTGGACACCGGGAAGTAGCCAACCAATCCCACGTCGCAGGACACACGTTCGTAGAGCCAGTCCAGATTCCGCTCGATCCGGTTCGCGTCTCCGAGCACGGGCTCATCAGTCAGACTCCAACTCTTCGTACCGCCCCAGCTCATACAACAGCCCTCCCCTCAATCAATGCCTCAAGCGCTCCGTCAAACTCGAATCGCTGTCGGACCTCTTGGAATGCTCCGCCACAGGTGACGACGTCGCTCAGCAACAGGGACGGATCTCCCGGGTAGACGATTTCGATATCTCTCCGGTCGACCTTGTAGTAATCAACCAACGTATCAGCGATGAGCTGTGAGACGTCTGCACGTTGGATCAGATGGTTGTCCGGAAACTCATAGGTGATCTTCCCAAACTCTCGGATGCTTGCAGCGTTCGATGCCGAGTACCGGTTGCCTGTGACAGGGCGCAGCGGCTTTCCATCGATCACAATATCCGTCTCGGTGTCTGTCCCATTCGCATTGCTGAGCGTGACGTCGGCGCCCCAGGTGTAGTAGGTGGCCGAGACGAGCGAAACACCGGCCGCCAGGGATCCAGTATCGAGCGCGGCGTCCATCACGGGTTTCTCGACATAAGAAAGCGTGTATGAGGCTTGCGAGCTTGCCGGGATTGTCTCGGTTGAGCTCGCGACCTCTTCGGCCACCGATGCCAGAGCGAGGGGCGCTGATGTGACCATCACCTCGTTGACGACCTTCCCGCCTTTCGCCGGGTTGTTTTTCTCATAGTAGTCGTCATTCGTGAGGGTCTTTTCCGTCCCGACCGGTGTGTCAACGGCGGATTCCATGATGATCCGGTCGTATCGATCGACATAACAGCGAGCGAGCGCGGCCTGGGCAATCTTCTCAAGCGCTGCCCGGTGACTGATCGGGTTCAGGTAGGCATAGTCAATCGTGTAGGCGCCGAGCGTTTCGTCAATCAGGTACTCGCCGGTCAACAAGCCATAGTCCTTGCAGACAGCGACCGCCATCGAATAGACGGACGGCACCTGGGACACGGTGATATCGATGCTGTCGAAGGAGGGATCCCCGCCGCGCTCGACCAGTGTGACCTTGACGTACAGATCGTAGGTGCCTGAGATATCGGTGTCGAACATCCCGCGAATCACCCCTCCATCGGTTGTACTCTCGTAGTTCGTACCATCAAAGCTGATCTCTACGATCACCTCGGTATTGTCCGGTTCGTTCGCATCCCACGACGTTGCGACGTAGACGGTGAGGCCCGCGGTGTAGTTGACGGAGAATGTGCGGATCGCCGTGCCTGACCGCGCCGGCCTGCGGTAGACAAGCTCCGCGTAGACACCGGTCGCGAAGATCGAGCCGCCGGGATCCGACAGTGGGAACCCGGTGCCGAGCCGGAACACGCCGGAGGCCATGACAATATTGTCGAGCACCCACCCTGACAGAGCATCGTCAGAGAAGTTCTGATCAGATGCCGCCGTGATGATCTCGTTGGATGAATACGTCGTCTCGGCCATGAGTGACAGCCGGTCCTCACCGGATACCGTGACAGCGAGGTCCTGCTCAGGAACCGACCAGTGGCGCGAATAGAACACACCCAGGGGAATGAGATCGTCGGCACCGACAACCGATAGCCAGATGCTGATCCGCCGATTCTCTTTGATCTGATTGTTCAGCGGCGACTCATCATTGCCGTAGTTGAACTTGTCAGCGGCGTTGTGGATTGAGACTTCGCATGCGTTGGCGCTGATGTTCCCGATCGGCAACGAGGCGTCGTCCGTCTCGCTCTCCTCGAGTACCATCAGATCAAAGACCTCGTCGCCGTCATAGGTCTCCGAGACGCTCGTGAGAAACTCCAGGACCTTCGCGTTCGTGTCAACACGGCTCCACTTCTTGATGATGAGCTCCTGCCGGCCGGCGTCCAGGATCGCAGTGATCGGCACCTCGTATTTCACGCCGGTGTTGCCCGTCACCGCCTCGGTGTGCTGGAGGGCCCCGGATGAGTCATAGACGTAGATCGTGAACTCCTCGGCCCACTCCATGTGCTTGTCGTCAAACACCGCCTTGACCGACATCATCGCGCGTTCTGAGAAACCTACGACTACTGTCGGGTAGTTCACGAACGTTCCGAAGGAAGCGGCGCCGTAGATCTTGCGACCGAAGAGTGTCGCCGGTCCGCCCTCGAGGAAGGTCTTATCGGCGCGGGCGATCTGGCGCGAGTGATACCCAACCTCCACCGCGTCGTTGGGAAAGTAGGTGTTCCCCCACTCGAAGTTCGCCCACGACCACCACTTGCGGGTCGGCGTCTCGATCCCGTCGGCGACCTGGTCGATGATGGACTGCGCAGACTCGGCATTCGCCGATCGCTCTATCGACTGATCGATGAGCGCTCCGGTGTAGTCGATCTTCACCCGGGGAATGACCTGCCGGCTGTCGGCATCAATCGCTGTCTTGTAGGCGTCAGAGGTCGCGATCACCGCTCACACCTCCTCGAGTCTCATTGAGAAGTCACGATAGAGCCAATGCCGGCGGGATGAATGTGTCGTGTACTGGGGAGGTGACGGGGAGACCTCAACCGTATCAAGAGACCCGTCTCCCGTTTCATAGATCAGACTCAGATTGTCACCGTCGGCGATGTGCGTTTCGTAATAGCCGGTGAGTGTTTCAAAACTCGATTGGTCCAGCACCCCGTAACTGAGCGTGAAGATACGCTTGTACCCGATGATCTGTTTCTTCAGCTTGCCGCTCGCGGTCCGCCTGGTCCTGGAAATCTCTTCAATGGCTTCCTGAAATCGCCGGCTCAGCGGCGTGAGTGACTGCTCGGAGCCGGAGAGTCCGAGCTTGACTGTCTGGCTCATGCTCCGCGCCTCCGTTGTTCTTCCAGGATGTATGGATAGAGCTCACGGACCGCCCGGCGTTTCGTCGCATCGTTCGACAAATCAAACTGTGACGAGAAGTTGAACGTCGGGTTGCTGTGGGACTCGGTCATCTCGTGATAGGTCGTTGCTTGCGACGCCTGCGCCTGCGGCTGATGACTCGCGAGCAAATTGACCAGGTTCTCCTGCATGTGATGCGTGAGCACCACCTCACCGGAGTTCAGCCTCGATACAACCTGGTCCCCCGTGTACTGTCGGCCCGGCACGATGCCGCCGGCGGCGAACGTGGGGATCTCAGGCAACCGCTGTGCGAGAATGGTCGTGGCTTCGGCAACTCCCATCGCTGCAGCAAGCCCCGCCGGGACCAGTGCGAGCGGCCAACCGAAATCCCGCCACGCCTTGGCGATGGCCACTGCCGTATTGAACGCAACAGATGCGAGAGCATACACGCGTTCCGTGACTGCCTGTTGGCGCTCGATCTCGGCTTTCTTGATCGCAAGTTCCCGTTCTATTCTCTCTTTCTCTGCGGCAAGCTCCGAACGGATCCGCTCTTCTTCGTCTGCTCGCTGCTGTTCTCGTTCCAGTGCTGCAGCGTCTGCATCAGCCTTGAGGTCGTATTCTCTTCTCGCCTCTTCCGTGAGGGATTCATAGTGCAATTGAGCCTGTTGATTCAAGAATTGCTGATATGCGATCTCGGCTTCGGTCAGGATTTCATATCTTGATTCATTTGCGGCCAGCTGAGCGTTATATTCCTCATCATTTGCGGCCAGCTGGGCAGCAAGCGCTGCATCTATGGCTTCGATCTGTCGATCAAAGACCGTGCTGATAAGGTCACCTATCGATGACACGAACGAACGGAAGTCGGAGACGACCCGCGAGATATATCCCCGTTCGGCGTCTATCCGCTTCTGATGCTCGGCCAGGATGATCGCCGTGATTTCACCTTGCGCCCATTGCTGGGCCTCGACCGCATCCACGCCGCCGTCGATGAATGCATCGCGCTCGGTCTCGATTGCCCGTATCCGGCGCTGAACTTCTGAGAGTTGTAATTCGCTGAATCTGCGCTGGGCGTCCGACTGTTCTTCTATCGCTTCGTCAGAGGCCTTTCGTCGAGCGTTGACCCACGCCACGAACCCGGCAGTTGATTGGATCGAATGGTGATCTTCCTCCTCAGCGAGTCGGTCCATTCCGGCGATGCGTTCGATGTTCAACCGATCGCGCTCTTCCTGCGCCGCCTTTTCTTCTTGTCGTATTGCACTGCGCTTTTGAGCTAAGGCTTCCTCGATAGTCAGTGCAGAGCTAGTCTCTTCCGTTATAATCGCGACCGATTCGGCCAGCTCACGATATGTGATGATGAGATCCTGGAGAGCCTTGTTCTGCGGATCAATTCCGCTCTCTATCAGCGTCTCAATTACCTCACGGTACAAACTCATCTGCTCGCGAGTCAGATTGATTGGTCCATCGGAGCCGCCGAGGGCCTCATATTTCGCCTGCAACAGCGCGAGTTTCTCGGCCAGCGTCCGTGCGCTTTCTATGATCCGTTCGTTTTCATCCGCTATCGTGCCCTCGGATTGCAGCAACTCATCCAGCACATTGATGCGCTGCTGTATAGCTATCCGCAACAGGTTTTCCGCTACCACCGTCTGATCAAGCTGTCCGCGCATGGCAACCAAAAAATCAAACTCTGCCTGTGCCGCCTGGCCGCCCTCACCGTTACGCAAGATAGCTATCTCGGTTTCGATCCGTTGCAGGTCTACGAGTTTGCGCGCAAGCGTTGCCGAGGCCTCCCCGGTGCGCTCATATAGCGCGGCTTGAAAACTCAACGCCCCACTGCTCAGCTCTTCTTCGATCCTCGCTCTCTGCATCGCCAGAATCCGTAGTTCTTCTTCTGCGCTCAGCTCTCTGATTGCCGTCGCTGCATCTATCGCCGCCTTCCTGGTTGCCCGGATCTCCGCATTCATCCGTGCGCCCTCAATGCGGGTTTGCACAAACTTGCTAGCAACCGCCATCAACGCTACGCCCAGCACAGCCAGCACCGCAACGATCGGGTTCGCCGCCAAGGCCATCATAGCCTTTGTCACCAGGCCGATGGCTACAGCAAGCGGACCAAGACTGGCCGCCACTCCACCTATCGCGAGAATCATACTTTTCGTTGAGTCGTCGAGCCCCCCGAACCACTGAATCAATTCGCGAACTTTGCCGACCAGAGCGGTCGCGGCGGGGAGCAAATGCTCCTTGAAGCTCACCGCTGCATCTTCAGCGTCCGCCTTCATCATGCGTATCTGACCGGCGAATGAATCCGATGTCCTGGCGAAGTCTCCAAGCGCGTCGCCGGATTGCTCGTAGGCCAATGCGAGCGTCGCCTCGGCTCTCGCCAGCAGTAGAGCCCGGCCGGTGAGATCAGCCTGCCCGGTCTCAAGCAACCGCTGCTGGACCTCTGCCTCGGAGATTTTGATGCCGAGAGAGGTAAGCGCATCTCGCTCACCGAGCATCGCCTTCGTGAGGATCTCGCTCGCAGTAGACGCGCCACCCTGAATATTGCTATAGGAGACTAGGTCAACCGCGAGTTCCTGGACGCGGTTTGAGAGATTCAGCGCGTGGTCACCGGTAGCACCAAAGCCCTTCAGGAGATCACCGGTGGATGAGAGCAGACGTTCTGCAGCGGTCTGAGATAGGCCGTAGTTCTCTGCGAGGCTCGCCGCCGTCCTGTCGGCTTGGTCGCGCACATCCCGGAACGCCGTGTTGAACTTGGCCCGCACTTCCTCGGAGTCGCTGCCGAGCTTCACGAGGAAGGTTCCGAGGGCGATGAGAGGCACCGTGACTCGCGTCGACATCATCGAGCCGAATCTGGTCAGACTGTCGCCAACTTGCTTGAGTTTCTTTCCTACCGCCTCCGCCTTCGACTTGACCTGGTCCAATCCCTTCTGGACATCGCCGGTCTTGAGTGAGACATCACCGTGCAGGTCAAAAATCTTGGTCCCCATCTACTTCTCGAATTGCCTCAGCTCAGCATTCCACTCGTAGTGCTCGCGCTCTTCTTCGTTGAACGCGAGATGTCGACGTGTGGCTCTATCCCACACCCAATCGTGCGCCCCGTCTTCGCTCGGCAGCGCTGCTCTTCCACGCCTCGGACGCTTCCCGTAGCCGGCCACGATTCCGATGTTCGCCCAGTACAGGAACACCTGCGGCAGCGACAGCCTGTCGAGCACCCAATCGTGATGCTTCCCCATCTCCATCGCGATACAGACGATGATGTCCTGGAAATCTACGACGGATTCTTTGCCGCGGGCATCTCCGTCTTCCCGATCAGACCCGACTGTTGGAGGTACTCGTAGATCGGAAGTGCGATCTGAGTAATGATGATCACCGCCTGGCCGAGATCGATGTTCTTCTCACACCACTCGGCCGTCATGAACTCATGCTGCGGCTTGAATATCTTCTCCAAGATCCGGAACACCAGGTCGATAGCGTCTTCATCGATGTCACCACCGAGCATCTTCGCAATCACATCCTTACGGTTGATCAACACGATGCCCACCCGGGCCGGAACGAAGAGCGACACGGTGAACTCGTACGGCTCACCGGCCCGCTTCCTTGCCCTGTCAATGAGGGTCATCTCGTCGATGGTCGGGATCAGTTCCGTCACATCGATATCTGGTTTCTTCGCCACTCTCGTCTACCTCCAGTAGTCAAGAACCCGGGGCGCATTACCCCGGGCATCAGCACTATGCGTTGATCGTCTCCTTGCCGACGTAGGCTCCATCGCTACCATCGGGGTGATAGGTGTAGTCCGGTCGTGCAAGCCAAGTCTCGCGTGAGGCATTCCGCCGATCTTCGGCGTCGTCCTTGGCAAAGGTCACCTCACCGCCAGCCTGGCGCTGAACATTCCAAAAATCGTATTGCACCTGACGACCGTCGTTCTTGCCGATGATCCGCACGATGAATTGGTTGAGCGTCGTTCCGCTGCCCATGTCACGGGTGACGCTGGCGTTCGGCGTGTAGTCGTAGTCAATCGTCATCGTCTGGGTTTCGGTCGTTACCGTCACGCTGTCGATGATGGTCACAACGGTGTTTCCGTCGTCATCCTGCCCGATGAAATAGTCAGTATCCACAACGAGCAATCCGTCCACCGAACCGGTGATGCTATTGATCGTCAGGATTCCGAGGTCGCCATTCTGGTGTTCAACGACGTGCGGATCGTTGTAGCCCCAGCTGCCGGAAGCGACCGCCTCCGTTGCGCCCGACACTATGCTGCCGGCGACGTCGGTGAAATCGTCGAGCGCGTCATGAAGAATGCGCGCGATCGTGTCCTTGAGCGTCTCGAAGCGGTCAAACACGATGTTGAATGTGTCCTTGAATACGCGGCTGATTCCCTGCGCGTCGTCAACGGACTCCTCGGACACTTCGAGGTTTCGGGTGATCGTCAGCCCCACTTGTGCCCCTACGGCAACATAACTCGGTGACGCCTGGAAGCGGGAGATGCTGACTGCGGCGGAACCGCGAAACACATCCGCGCTGTTTTCGTAGGTCGAAGACCTTTGGTAGATCGGCATTGTCTATGCCTCCTCGTTAGTGATAGCAGACGCGGAAGTCCGAATATGTTTCGTACTTCTCCGTCTCCGTATTCAGTTCCGGATCGGCTCCCCGATCCAGACATTGGATGTGATCAAACGTGAATCCGTCGATAGTGCCGAACCCGTTTGCCAACGCATCACGAACCGCGTCTACCAGCGCAACGCACTGGTAGAAGTCCGAATCCTTTATGTGGATCCGCAGTCGCCGCCATCGCTCCGGACGTCCTGATCCTTCCGGATCGCCCAGGAGATGGAACCAGACATGCGGGTAGGCCACTTTTCTGTCAATCGGCTTTGGTGAAATCTGCTTCAGTGGCTCCGTCATTAATGCCGCGAGCTCGGTGGAGAGAATCGTATACAGCGCACCGTCAACGCTCATCGTCCATGCTCCTGCAGAACCACGTCCAGTCCAATCGCCTCGCAGTAGCGTTCGACCGTCGCAAAGCTGACCCGATCAAACAGACCTGTCTCGATATCGACCACTGTCTGCAAGTCGAGATCTGTTCTCGCCGCAACCACCTCCCGACCGCCCACGGTATCGGCTCGTCGATCACGGAACGCCTGTCCGATCTCAGTGCCGGCACTCACTGGAACACCTCTCGTGCGATCGTTTCCGACAGGGCCTTGAGAGGTCCGACAACGCTATCAGCAGCTCTCGACAGCCACCCGTATTTTTTTTCGTGGAAGCGGCCATAGAACAGCTTCGTTCCAATCTTCACGGTGTTGTCCTGGGTAGTCGGCGACATCCTGCCCTCATCATTGCTTGGCGCGTCCGGGGGATAGAACAGACCCTTTGGAGATCTCACGTTGTAGTGCACTGATTGACGCAGCTTTCCGGTCTTGACGTGGACGTTCTCCGCAGCCTCGTGCGCAACAAGCTCGCCTGCTTCACGAAGAAAACGATCCGCATACGTGTCAAACAGGATCCCAAATTGGTCACCGTGCCATTCAAGCCGAAAGCTCGCCGTCGTTCCTGCCATCAGCTGATCCCCATCTCGCCAGCGGTTCCGGCAGGCAGTCTTTTCGCCTCAAGCACGTACTCCCGGCCGAGTTTATCGATGTCTTCCACCGACTCGATCGCGTAAACATCCCCTGCTATCAGTAGCCGATCGTCCATCGTCACATCTCTCGGAGCCATCAGCACGCGCTCCGCGCTGTATGGGTTGACGGTCCCATCCTCAAGCTGCTCATTCCGATCGATAACGCTCCGCAGACAAGGGACTACTCCAGCTCCGGCAATGAGACCCCACGTCTCAGTCGGCGGATACGTACTCCCGAGAACCAATCGATAGATCGCGCAGGTTTGACGCAGCTTGCTCTGCAGACTCATGCGACATCTCCATAGCGCCGGATCCCGCCGACGATGGCTTTCGGGTATCCCATGATCCTGTCAGCGTCAGCGCTCGTGGTGTGCTTCTCGATCGACTCTCCCGACAACGCAGAGTCGCGCAGACCTTCATTGATTTGGAAGACGAGCATTCGCGCGGCCGTAAGTCTTACTGCCTGCGGATACACCGTGAGGGCCTCGCCCGTCGCATCGGCGGTTGCCGCCGTATCGAGCTCAATCGTGCCCGAATCGCGGTCCATTGATACAATCACCCCGCGGACGCCGGTCCCGTCGACCAGCTGACCCACTTCGATCCCCACAAAAGTCGACACCGTTGAAACAGTTTTTGATCCGTTGGCAATGTCTCCGGTGGCTCTGCGCCAATCAAGCCCGCGGATCGCCAGGTAGTCCGCCTCGACTTCCGGGATCAGCTGGGTGATTAGCGCATCGCCGTGCGAAGCCTGATAGGAGGGCAGAGCTTTGTATTCGGTGAGGCTCAGTATTGCCACTATGCCACCCTCGCGTAGTCGAACAACACCCGCTGAACATGCAGCGGCATCGAGATCTCAATCTCTGTTGCCGTACCGTCTGGATCGGTGAGCGTTCGCACACCAACGTTGCCGCCCGGCTGCCGGCGCTTCAGCCACAGAATCAGTTCGACAATCGCCCCTTGAAGATCCGGCGGAACCGTCTCATATCCGGCTTCGAAGACTACCCGGACCGATTGCGCAGTGGTGCCCCAACCGACATCTCGATGGAGAATCGCCGATGGTGTATCAACGTAGTAGTCGGTGACCAGGCTCTCGGCTTCCCAGGCGCGCTCTGAGTCCACATAGACCGAAGTCACCGAGACAACCGGGTACTCCGGCAGCAACAGTTTCTTTCGGCCGATCGGAGCATCCAGCACAACATCCAATGACTGCGTCGCCAGTTTTCTCTTGCATTTGGTTTCCGCGATCTGACTCGCCTGGTTGATCAGGAGCTCGAGCGTAGTGTCGGTCGGGAGTTTCACGTCCTCAGTCATCGCGCGGAGTTCATCGATAGTGATCAGGGCGTTCGCCGCGAGTGCCACGGTGGTCTACTCCTATTTCTTGCGCTCTGGCGTCTTCGTGTCGGACTGGTCCTTCTCGGCAGTCTTCTCGTCCGGCTTGTCCTTCTCCTCCGGCTTGTCCTTCTCCTCCGCCTTCAGGTCCGGGTCTTTTTTCGCGTCCGGCTCCCCGCCGGGTTCAGTCTCCTCATCTTCGGGCGGAAGCGGTGTCACGGGCGCCTTCGGACTCGCCGCAATGGCGAACTCGGCATCGATCAAGCGACCGGCAAGATCGTCGTCAACCTCGACTACATTGTCTGCGCCCACGGTACGGCCACTGATCCGTGTCTCTTTCTTCGTCTCTATCTTCATATCATTCCTCCGAACGGTCAGAATGAGGGGGACCGAAATCGATCCCCCGTGCAATCTCTACAGAATCGTGTGCGGGCTCACCTGGTCGACCTTGTTGTGGTACTGATCGGCGGCGAGCATGACTGCGCTCACCGCGGTGGCGTTTGCGGTGGTCGTCACTTTCGGAGCGACGAAGTAGAACCCGTTGTCTGAGTCCAGTGACTCTACCGAGATGTCGACCGCGGCGATTGCCTCGACTGTCGCCTTGACGCTTGTCCCATCGTCCGGTGCGCTCGCGATTGTGATCGCGTGCCCATCGTCGGCCACCAGGGTGACGACTCCCGACGCGCTGGTCGCGGTAATCCCGGGCACACCGTAGGTCGCGTCATTGATGCAGACCGCGAGCTCCACCGCGTCCGCAGTGTCGTTGCCAGAGATTGAGAACTCCCGGCTGGCCACCGTCGTCACAGTTGCGTGTGCGGTGAACACCAGGCCGTTGATGGTAATCGTTCCGGTTGCCAGGAAGGTTGCCAGCGTGATGTTTGCCTCGATCACCTCGGCATTCGCCGTGACGGTCTTCTCTGCCCCCGTCACCGCCTTCGCTCCGGTACCGGCCGCGTCGGTGGCCTGCAGGAGTTCGATCTTCGCAGTCTTCGTGGCGGCCATCGCCAGCACGGTTAGAATGGCCACCAGGCTGCGTTTCTTGCGCATGTCGAAGTACTTGCCCGTGATGTTCGTGTTGTTCAACGCCTGCATGAGGGCGAGTTGCGCTTCGTTGCTTTCGAGTACTCGTTCCATAGTTTCCTCCAATGGCCGGCCGCCCGAAGACGGCCGACTCAGATTATTTCCTCCGGCCGGATCTACTTCAGCGCCACGATCGGGCTGTAGCTGTTGCCGTCCTTGAACGTGATGGCGTTCTTGACCCAGGGTGCGCCATCGACGTCCCACACACCGACGTAGTCCAGAAGCTGCTTCTCTGGCCGCACGTCGTAGAGCATGAGCTCCCACGCCCTTCCGTCCTTGATGATGTAGTACTCAGGGTTCACCAGCATGAGGTCTCCCTCAGTCCCAAGACTCGGGCAGTTGGTGGTGAACTCGATGGGCTGGCCGAACATGGTCGCCGGTATCCCTTGGGTAATGTTGCCAGGCTGGTAGATCAGGTTGTTGCCGGCAGCGTCCGCGATGGACACGATCTCGGCGAGCGACAACTTGTTCGCGAGCCATAGGGCGCCGGCCAGGTCGAGGAGCTTCACGATCATCGATGTCACGTCAACGAACTTGACCTGAGTGGAAGTGTTGCGGGTCACGTTGACCTTGCAGGGTGCGTTTAGCATCCCCAGCGGCTGATTGAGGCCGGATCCGTTGATGAACATGTAGTCCTCGATCGCCTCCTTCTCTCGTACAAAGAAGTGGGACAAGAACGTCCCCAGCCCGACGGCCGCGCCATTGATCGCAGTCTTCTTACCGATCTGCAGATACGTGCTCTGCTCCTTGGGCTCGAGTTTCAGCATCCCGAACCCAGCGTCGCTCTCGCTCATGTCGGCGTTTTCCTTTCGGTGTGCGAAGGCAACGCTCTTGGTCGCGCTGCCGGAGACGCTTGACGACTGGTCGAAGTATGGAATCTCGAACGCTGCGTCCGGCTGATCGCCGCTGGGGATGACCATTGCCCGCCCGCGAATGATCTGACGCTCAGGCTTGACGGCCATGATTGTCCGCAGCATTTCCTCTTTGATGAGGTAGCCTCCGGAGCTTCCCTGGTCCATCAGGACGTCGCGCTGCTTGATGTCGATACCAAGACGGCGGAGCAGGTTTTGTCCGGCCCAGCCAATCTGCTCCTGGATATCCCGAACCGTCAGCTCTCTCGGAGTTTGTCGTGTCACCGGGTTGTCGGACATGCCGGAGTCTTCGGCGATCACGGCCCTCATTTCGCCGAGAGCATCTTCGCGACCACGCTGCGCCCGGAGTCGCTTGTACTCCTCGTGCTGCTCGGCCCATTCGGCGGCCTCTTCGGTCGTGAGATCCCGTTCCTCGCTCTTGACGAGTTCGTTGATCTCGTTCATGCGCGTGAAGAGTTTCTCCTCTTGCGCATCACGCTCCAGAGCGTGGTTCAGGTTCTTTGCCAAGTCATTAGGTGCTGGCATGATTGATTCCTCCCAGTTGGTCTATTTGCATGTCTCGCAAAACGGCCGCTCGCTGCACCGCCGCCGCGGTGTCGACCTCGCCCGACGCTTCGGACAGGTTCGAATCGATGAGACCTTTCATGCGTGAGATGTCTTGCTGGTCTCGTGCCTGTATACTGGTCACGCCTTCGTAGGCTTCCCAGCTCACAGGCGATATCTCTCTGAGTTCTCCACGTATGACGGTGCGCTTGTAGATGCGCCGGTTCTCCGTCTTGAAGAAGTCCTCCTTCACGTCCTGATCCCGCCATCCGAAGGACATCGCATTTACGTCGCCCCGCTCGACCGTCGTGAACTTGCTCACTCCCTCGGGAGAGTCGGGGAATACAATCTCGAAATCGACGCCGTCATCGGTCTCCGTTAGCGTGAGCGTCCCGGCACTGCGGCGCCCGAGGACAATCTCCCGGTGGTGGTTCCACAGCGCGCGCTGGTCGATCTCCTCAAGGGCCGCAGAGAAGGCGCGAGACTGAATCACCTCCCGCTCCTCATAGTCGCCATCTGACCACAACACTGTTTCCACCCCGTAGGGGATGGCGCGACCGCTCGTGACCATCTGACCGCTTTCGTCCTTTGCGGCTCGGAGCTCGCTGGGAATCTCTCTGATCTGCAGGTCTGGTCGCACTGCTTCTCGCGTTTCCATAGGTCCTCCTATCCGATGACCGCGGCTATTCCGCAGTCGCACCCCTTGTGTAGTTGGGGATGCCGAATGTTCGTGTTTACTGTAATTGCAGCTGGTGTACCAGATCCGACGGTACCTCCGCTGGTGACGAAGCTTTCGGCGACACCGACGATCTTCCCATCTAATTGCGAGCATGAAGGACAGCTCTTGTCGAAAGTGACCCACATGAACTTCAGAACGCCAGCAAGCAACCAGGCTGCTCTGGAGAATGAGCCCTCCGCGCGGATCCCGTCGTCACGAGCAAACTCATCTGCGCGGCTCTCTTCCCACCCATCAAGGCGCTCGGTCACCGCGACCAGGGCATCCTCGTCTGCGTCAGCGTCCGCCTCGCGGGCGCTCTTCGCCAGCTGACCGCGACTGGTCGCAACATGGCGGACCGCGTAGTTGTCGATGTAGTGAGCGATGCTGTCGTCCATCGCGCCGTCTGTTGGCTCCACGCCGATTTCCTCAAGGGCCGCGGTCTCGATCTGCCCGGCGTAGTCGGTGATCACGGCCTGAACGCCTTGCCGGACTTCAGGCAGAAAACCGTTGTCCGCGTAGAACTCATCCAGGAAGGCAAGGAACGCCGGCAAATCTCCCGGGAGATGCGTGCTCGCCGCCTTTCGCACTTCGTCAATCTCTGTCTTCAGGACAGCTGAGGCCGACCGCTTGAACGCCGGCGCGTATGCCGCTGTGATACCGCGACGGACGGTCGCCGCAGCGCGACACCGCAAGTAGGTCATGGTCCGGCGAATCGTCTCGCCGCCGCCACGGACCAGGTAGTCAGGCAGCCAGGATCGGACTGCGTCTTCAGGAGCGGACCCTTCCTCGACATCTTTCAGCATGCCGTCGACAGCTGACTCCGCGATGAGTGGGAAGGCAACGAGGATGAGCTGCTTGGCTGTTGACTTGGTCATCTTGCCTGCAGCGATCTCAGCGAAGATTCCGACGAGGGCCTGGACCTGCGCTCCGTTGAGCGCGGTGTCCTGGATCTTGTCGGCTCCCTCGACCACCGGCGCCGCATCCGTTGAACCGTCTTCGGTCTTGTCCTTGGCAATCCCCGTGTTGATGTTCGCCGGGATCATGTTCAGCGGGACCAGGTACGTCTCGCCGCCATCCTCTTCGGAGATCGGGTCCATGTTCTCCAGCGCCATGATGTTGTTCGGCTTGACCCATCCCCCGTTACGCCCGATCGCATAACCTTCCATGCGAGTCTTGAAGTCGCCACGCTGCAGGCCATCGAGATTGTGCTCAATGAGCAAATCGCCCCGCTGATCTTCGGGGATGAGGGCCAGCGACAGGATGGCCTCCATCTTGTTTGCGCGCGGGAGCAGGCAGTCCTGGACGTACTCGATTGCCTGATGCTCGATGTTGCTGAACGTCGCCCGGGAAAGGTCGCCGATCTTGTGCGGCGGGACCCGGAACCATCGGGCGATCTCCTGGACGGAGAACTCCCGGGAAGCAAGCATCTGCAGCTTCTCAGGATCAAACTGGACCGCCGTGAATGTGGATCCCTGCGGAAGGAACGCCGTCCCTCCGCTGTTCGACACGCCGCGGTACAGTTCGTCCCACTTCGCCTCCAGGCGCTTCTTGTCATCGTCGTTCATCTTGCCGTAGCCCTCGCCCCAGATGGCGATCCCCGCCGGCACGCTGCCGTTGCGGTTGTAAGCTTCCGCCCTGTCCTCATAGCTGATCGCAAGCGAGATTGATCGTTGACGGTACTTCGTGACCTGGACCGGATTGATACCGTCAAGAGTCAGCGACGGGAAGACGATCATGATCTCTGCCGGCACGTCGAACTGCGGCCGCTTGCCATTGCTAATCCGGTAGACTCTCCGGCTATGATCAGGCGTGACGTGCATCGAGTTGAACGGCATGAGACTCAGGCGACCCTGGCTGACGATCGCCGCAACGTAGCCGACTCCGTGGAGCTCAATGTTCGCATTCAGCGCCTCGCGGAATTCGTAGCTCGATATCCCGGGATACGGTTCGTCGTGGAGAGCTCTCCACAACGGATGATCGGTTGCCTTGGTCTTCCCACCGTTTGGGGCTCGGCGATAGAGGTTCAGCGGGACTGATGCCATGTGTCCGGCGATCAGGGTGACTGCCGCCCACACCGACGACAGCGTGATCGCCAGGGATTCGGACCACATCGAGCGCGGGACCTGGATCCCTCCGGGAAGCTGGACGTATCGTGAGTCTCGTGTGAGCCAGGTGAGGAAACGACTACGTAGCCCCATGAGTCCCCCTCATCTGCTCGAGCATGTCGATCGATTCCGCTGTAGAGATCACGGCCCGATAGGTGGCCATGATCGACGCGACGATTCCGTCAATGCGCTTTCCGGTCTTGTCCCGATCGGGTTTCTTCGGCATGAAGTTATCCTGGGCATCCCGGCGAAGTTCGGTGCAGCTCATATTCCATCGCAGGATCGGATGCTCTCCGTGGGCGATATCGCAGGCAAGCACCATTCGCTCGAAGTTCTTCGTCGGCGCCGCCATGCTGTACATACCCTGCCGGAGAGGAACCATCGTCATACCCTTCTCCGTGAGGTTGGTCGATAGCTGTGTTGCGTTCCATGGATCGAACGCGATTTCTTGAATGTCGTAGGTGTCCGCGTCCTCGGTGATCCGCTGCTCAACGAACGAGTAATCGATCAGATCCCCTGGCGTTGCCTCGATGAGTCCCTGTTCGACCCAGTACGTATACGGGACCTTGTCGCGGCGCTCGCGCTCCAGCAAGTTCTCTTCCGGGATAAAGAACCGCGGGATCAGCACGAACTTCTCGAGCTTGCCCTCCGGCGGGATACACAGCACGAAGGCGGTCAGGTCAACGTTGGTCGACAGGTCGAGGCCACCAAACGCCCGGCGACCGCGAAGGTCTTCAGGGCGTACACGGAATGCCGTACGCATCCACTTTTCATCGAGGATCCAGCGCGTCTCTGCCTGGGTCCAAATGTTGAAGTGCTTCGTCTTGACGTCGTTCTGGATGTGCGGGGAGGAGAGCGCCCGGCTCACCTGTTCGCGCAGACGCTGGGGCTCCACCGACACACCAAAATTAGGATTGGCTTTCGGCCAGACCGACTCATCGGCCCAGTCGTCACCCTCATCAAGGGTGTAGATAATGCCAAACGTCGTCTCATCGATCGGATCGTCATGACTTCGATCAACAGCTCGCTCGAGCGTGGTGATGACCCGTTCACGCTCGCGATAGCACGGACTGTTCTGCTCGAAGCCGGCGGTCGTGATGATCCAGGTCAGAGGCTGAGTCCTGGACATTGTCGAGTCCACGAGCACTTGGATCATCGCCTCGGTCGGGTGTGCGTGGAATTCGTCGACCAGCACAAAGTGAGCGTTGAGTCCGTCCTCACTCTTCGAGTCCCGGCCGAGCGGGCGGAAGAACGCCGCGGATCCCGGGATAGATATCGTGTTCGCGTTCTTGTAGGTCTTGGTGAGGTTCCGCAGAATGGGATGTCTCTGGATCTGGAGGACCGCGTCGTCCCAGGACCTCTTGGCCTGATCACGTTTAGTCGCTATCGCGTAGACCTCGGCGCCTTCTTCGCGCGGGCGATCGGCCAGGAAGCAGTAGTTAGCGGTCGCGGCAGACCAGGTTGTCTTGCCGTTCTTCCTGGCAATCTCGATGTACGCCCGCACAAAGCGCCGGCTTTCATCTTCACGCCGCCAGCCGAACACGACCGAATCTATGAACTGTTGCCAGGGCTCGAGTCTAAGGCGAGGGTCATGGAGTTTCGCGTTTGCATACTGGCCCCGCGTGTGCCGGAGCTCCTGGGTGAAGTCAATCACCCGCTGCGCCTGGTGAGCGTCGAAATGATACGGGAACGACGGATCCGTTCCCACTCGCTCGAGGTCCGAGATATGACGTTGCACCGCAAGCTTGACGTACGTGCAGACCGGGATCCGTTCATGGAGGACGTCGTCGATGTACTGCTCGGCGGTATAGGCCGCCGTGGTTGCCACCATCGTCAGGATCAGGATGACCAGGAGCGCTTTAGTCCGCATTGAGGAGCGCCTCCATCGGGTCAATCTCTTTCTCGCCTCCCTTTGGTAGATCGATGCGGTTGCGGCTCGCCGGAGTGAGACCGAACTGCTCGAGATAGGCCTTGAACTGCGCGAAGGCCTGGCGCATCGCGGTGTACTCGGGCATCGTCTGTGTGTTGCGAGGAGCGAGATACTCAGAGAGTGATCGCTTCACGCGCTTCACAGGATTTTCGTACTCGTCCAGAATCCATCTGTGCGTGATCGCGTCCCACAGCTCGCGGTAGATCCCGTACTGCATACAGCACGCCTCGAAGGCGTACAGATCCAGCCGGCTGAGCGTGCCGTTGTCGACGAGTTCGAAGGCCAGCTGCTTCCAGATCTTTCGCGCCCACCGGTTGAGTCCGGCCGGCGGCTTCGGGATGTCCGTCAGCGGCGGGGCCTCTGGTTCGTTCTTGGGATTGCGATCGGGCCGGAAGGTGCCCTGGATGATTTTCAGCTGCTTCGGCTTGCGATTGTGGCCGCCCTTTGGCACTGCTACCCCCTCACGCCTTTGCTGACGGCATATATG